ACCTGCTTTGGATTCCTTCCGTAGCTCGTATTGAGTACAAACTGTACCATCTGAGGATTGATTGTCCCTTCTAATCCTCCACTTTCTAGTATCCACTCAAAGAAGTTGTTGATCGCCTCTACCGTCTCCAAAAAGTCGGGTGCTATCTCATACGATTTCCAAGTTGCGGAGCTCATTCCACCCAAAAAAAGATAGAAGCCTAATTTTGTCGGAACTTTTGTCCATTTCCACTGTTCCGATATGGTATATTCCGTTATTAGACTATTTTTCATTTTTATTCATGGTCTTTTTCTGTTCGCTAGTGGTTCTCAGTCTACTTCTTCTGTCTGTACAGGATTCTCCTTGGGGAGTCTTACAAGTTCCTGACAACTCGCTAGGTAACAATTAAAGAGCGTTCTCAATTCCTCAGGGCTCTTGAACTTCTCAGGTCTCCCCAAAAAAACAGCTCCTTTGGATTCCTGCTCCTTCTGAATGCTAGACCACTTCCTCTTGATTGCACTCTTTTCTTTTGTGGTCTTGTTCTGCTTTTTTGCCATGATGAGAAATTAAAATAAAAAAAGATTAAAAGTCTGACTTATCTTAGTCGTTCTATCCGCCTCTCTAGTCTCTCATTAGACTCTCTTAGGCTCTTGATTTGCCTGTTGGTCTTCTGCAGGTAGCCATGTAGCCACTCTCTATTCCACTTTGCTCTTGTGAGGGCTTCCTGCTTGTTAGAGATTAGTCTAAAGATATTCTCATTATTGTTTGCTATCCACTCTGATAAGAGTTTGATGATTAAATTCCTCATATCTTCAAAAAAAATAAATAAATCTGAACTATGATCTCGTTTTACCTTTAGATTTCGGCTTTTTCTTTTGAGAAATGTTGATTCTCTTAACCTTCATCTTCTTAGCTTCTACATCGGTACAGTCTAGGCATAGCTTACCCTTATACCGTGGGGGGAGTCCTGTTCAGCAATGAGGGCAGATTCATACTTTTGGTTTTGTGTTGTGCATGATATTATGAAAATATATAAAACTAAATTAGTCACTGTTCCCTTAAGGGATAAAGGATTGGGTGATTCCAGATCTGAGCAAGAATTTTTCTTGCCGTTCATCTTTCTACACAAGAGCGGAAGTATTCTTTGCTTCCTGCTACTGTTTTATCAACTCGCTCGTGTTGTTCGATAGAGTCCACGAGAATGATATTATCTGGATTCAATCTATACTCAGGGAACATTCCCTTGGGGAGAATATGGGCAAACTGGTAGCTTCTTGCATCTTCTATGGTTATTGGGCGACCTGTGAGGTCAGTTTTCCCTCTTTTTTGCAAAATTTGTAAAAAAAGAGAAGATTCAGATCCACCATTAGCGATCCTTTCCTTTCTCTTTCTTCATATCTTTTTTATTGGAGTTTTTTTCATAACAGAAAATGCTCAGTATATAAAATACTGAGTGTTATTTTCCGTATGTTCGGTGTGATTTTATTATTTTCTTTGCTATTTTCAAGCCAAAAAAGAGAAAAAAATCAGATTTTTTGACTTTTTTTATTCTTTTGAGTACAATATTTTACTACATATGAAGATAATTCTGCAACACTCAGTTTTTATCTTCTATTCTATCTAATGAAATTTGAAAAAAACTTAATTGACGACTGTGCTACACATTTTTTAGCACTAGGTCAAAAACAGACAACCGTTTTCAGTCTTAAATCTCATCTTGTCCTTTTCTGGCGTTTTTGTAGGGCAAAAAAACTAAATCTTATTGAAGAAATAACAACCCAAAATATCTATGAATATCTCGAACTTTTACGTAATACACCAACACAAAAAACCTCAAGATACTACGGTAAAAACAAATTTTTATCAGAGAAAACAGTACAATCAAAAATTATCTCCATCAAAAAATTCTTCAAGTTTCTCAATTTTAGGCATGATGCTTGAATTAATTATCTGAAGATTGATATCCCTAGAGTGCATCTTCCTCAGATGGAGTATCTAACTAAGGAGGAATTATCCCAGCTCTTTGAGCATATCGAAAAAAATGAAAAGAATGAAGAAAACAGACTCAGGAATCTCTTATTCTGCAAGCTTGCTTTTATATCATGAATGAGACTCTCTGAATTATTATCGATCAAGGTTAAGGACATTCTATGAGAGAGTCGTGAGATCTCTATAGTAGGGAAAGGGGACAAAATTAGACCAATTTACATCACAAAAGAGATCCAAAATCTGGCTTCAGAGTATGTTAAATTTAGAGGAGAACGCAATATTGTCTCTCTCCGATCTGGGCACACAAGGAAAATGCAGGGTGACTGATCTTTGCTTTTTATTCGCCATGATGATTATGGATTTGGTCATTGATTAAGTAAATCGACAATCGTATGAATTATGCAGAAATACAGTGACCAGCTAAATTTTGGGAAGAGAATTACTTGTCATATGTTCCGCCATTCTTACGCAACTCAGCTCCTCAATAACTGAGCAAACATTAGAGTTGTACAAGAAATGCTAGGGCATTCATCGATAATTACCACCCAAAGATATACGCATATTACAAATAACCAGCTCAAGGAGGCTCATGCAAAAGTTTTTTGAGGCTTCTAAACCTCAATTGAGAACTAAAAAATCAAGTTTCTTTAAAAATGACTTGATTTTTTGTTTTTTTTATTTAAAATTTTCACTGTTAATTTAAGCAACCAACAAAGAAAAAGTGGAAGTGTACTGAACATATTGTAACCCCGGTTCGACTCCGGGTCAGGGCAAACTTAAATGGAAGATTGGCCGAGCGGTCGAAGGCGCATGTTTGGAGTACATGTATACGGGTAACCGTATCTAGGGTTCGAATCCCTAATCTTCCGAACGCAAAAACACCGTGCGAAATCAGATTTCGTTTTTTTTATTTTTTAGAATATTTAAAATGTGGAAAAAGATCATACCAATAAGTCTTTTGATCCTCATTTCAGTCTCTGGATTATTCCTGAGTTTTTGGTATAATAATCCCACTATTGTTGAGCTTTCTTCTGGAAGCGAACTCCTCTTTTTTTCTGGAGGAAACACTACAAAAAACCTCCAAGATGAAAAAAAATGTAAATATGTCGTTAATGGTAGTTATTTTGGCAAAGACGGCAAAAGATTCTTCCCCGCAGGAGAGCGATTTACGGCAACGGGAAGCCTTAACTACAAAAAAATAGAAAATTCTGATCCCAACCTGGGAGAAACGCTCATCTTTGATGAAAAACAAGGAAGAGTTCAGCTTTTTGTGGCTAATGGAGAGGTAGTTATGACTGGGGCATTAGTCTTCAATGCATGACCACGACTCATTAAATGATGAAAGAAAAATAACGACCTTACTCAGTCGATTTCTCATCGAAATACTCCTCACCCAAGGACTCTTGTAGCTCAAAAATGAACAAAAAGCCTTATCGTTGTTTTCAGAAATAATCTTACTCTAGATGAAGTTGCTGATGAGCTTCTTAAACTTGATATCCAAAATGCAGTCAATCTTGATGGAGGACCTTCTACCTCAATAAGCAGCTCAGATCGAAGAGTTTTAAACTTTAATGAACAAGAAAAACTCCCGATACTTTTTTGTATAAAATAA